AAGAGAGGTGATAAAGTGAAAAAGGAAAAATCGCAAAAATTAGCTAAGAGAGTATGCCCTTATTGTGGAGAAGAAAAATTTGTATCTAGGGATTTCTATGGCTCAGAAAGCCTTATGTATTCTAATGAAAAAAGACACCTTATTTGTAAAAACTGTATGAATATTAGATATAATTTCTTTTTAGCTAAATGTGACGGAGACGAATTACTAGCTTTAAGAAGAACTTGTGATAACTTAGATATTGTATTTGATGAAGGAATAGTTAATAGAGTTGAAGGTCAAGACGGCTCTTTGTTCTTGAATTATATGAAAACAATAAATACTAATTCTATCCTTAGAAGTTTAAGTTCATTAGATAGCCCTATGTTTAATGAAATGCATTCAAAGCCTAATATAGAGGATTTGGTTGTTAATAATGATATAGTTATGAAATGGGGAGATGGATTTACCAAAAGAGAATATCAACAGTTAGAATATATTTATTCTGAATATATGGAAGAGTATAAACCCAAAGACTTATCGACTAAAAAGATACTTAAAGATTTAAGTATGACAGAACTTCTTAGGGAAAGAGCTAGATTAAAAGGTGATGACAAAACATACGATATGTATACAAAACTGCTTTCTAAAAGTAGAGCAGATGCAAATATACAACCTAATCAAAATAAAGATGAAGATGATGAAAAATATATATTTGGTATGATGATGAAGATATATGAATTAAAGAAACCAGTAGTTAAGAGACTTAAAGAATATCAAGATGTTGATTGGATTGAAAGATATATAATGAGGTTTCTATTTAAACCATTAGCAGTAGCTTTAGGATTTGGTTCAGCTAATTATTCTTTAGAAGAAGGAGATGCAGGAATACAATTAGATGAAAAAATTGAGAGAGCTATACAAGCCGTTAAAGAGGAAGAAGAAGAGGAAAAGGCGAAGAGGAAGAATGGTGATAGCTAATGGAAGAAAGGAAATATATGGAAACCGAGTATGAGGACAGAGGTAATTTAACAGGAGACTCCAAAGAAGATTTACTTATAGGAATAGGTGAATATTGGGGTTGTTTTTATTTGGCTAACCCTCATAGATTTGCTATGGATTATTTGAAATATAAGTTGCATATATTTCAACAGATATTACTGTATTTTATGATGAAAAGTGACCAATTCGTATTTATTGCGAGTAGGGGTCTAGGTAAATCGTTTCTTACCGCAGTATTCTGTACAGTTATATGTATATTAAAACCCGGAACCAAAGTTATAGTCTGTGCTAAACAAAAGAAACAAGCAGAGAAAGTACTGACCGAGAAGATACTCGGTATATTATATCCCCAATCATATGCTTTAAGGAAAGAAATAGATTACAAAGGAATTAAGTGCAACTCTAATCAGGTATTGATACCATTTAAAAACGGTTCTTCTATAGAAGTGCTTGCCAGTTCAGAGAACTCAAGGGGTGCAAGATGTAATGTTTTGGTAATGGACGAGTTCCGTATGATAAATGAAACAATAGTTAGAAGTGTTTTATCTCCATTTGGGGCAGTCCCAAGACAAGCCGGATATTTAACTAATCCTAGATATTCTTTTTATCGTGAAGAAAACAAAGAGCTATATCTAAGTTCCGCATGGTATGACAAAATGTCGTAAAATACGACAAAATGAATGCCTAGTCATAAGTAAAATATGGGTGCTTATGGCCGTAATCGAGCAATATCGGTGAAGGCTAAGTTAAGAGGTGATAATATGTACACTATAGAAAAAGTAAAAGAATACATAGAGTCTAATTCAAATTGTAAATTATTATCAAAAGAATACATTAATTGTAGTACAAAATTAAAAATTCAATGTGAATGTGGAGAAATATATTTTCAACCATTTTCTCATATAAAACAACAAAAGAAAATACAATGTCCAAAATGTAGTAAGAAAGCAAATGACAGAAAGATGTTTTCTTCAAAAGAAGATGTTTTAAAAAGAATTAAAGATATAATTAAAAACGATTATTCTTTAATTGAGTTTAATTATATAGGTATAAAAAATACAAAAATAAAATTAAAATGTAATAAGTGTGATTTTATATTTGAAAGAAATTTAAAAGTCTTTTTAAGAAGAGGGGCAACTTGTCCTCATTGTGAATCTACTAATAAAACTTGGACTAAGAAAGATGTTCAAAACTTAATAAATAAATATTCTAATGAATTTAACGTTATTGAATATAAAAATCAAAGAGAAATACTTGTAGAGCATAATGTGTGCGGTTATAGATTTAATAAATTTTTACATAATATAACCCAGAATAACGTAATAAAATGTCCTAAATGTGATTTAAATAAAAGTATGGGAGAAGAAAAAATAAAAACATGGTTGGATAATAATTCTATAAGATATGAAAGGCAAAAAAGATTTAAAAACTGTAGAAATATTAAATCTCTTCCTTTTGATTTTTATTTGCCTGAAAGGGATATTTTAATTGAGTTCGATGGAATACAACATTATGAAGTTGTTGAGCATTTTGGAGGGAAAGAAAAATTTAAAACAAGAAAAGAAAATGATAATATTAAAAATAAATTTTGTATTGATAATAATATTGATTTGATTAGAATAAAGTATTCAGATATAAATAATATAGAAAAAATATTGACTAAACTTTTAATAAGTTAATACCGAGATAATTAATGAGATTAAAAAATCATTAGCATCGTAGAGCGTAAAGGTTGAACCTGTTTGTAGGATAATTACCTACCACAGAATATAAGACCTTCAAGAGTGTTCGATACTCGCCATATAAATTTAAGAGAGTAAAAATGTACGCCAATCTGGGTATGAAGCGACATACCGATGAAAATGAGGGAAACCTCCAGAGTGTGAGATAAAAAGCTCACAGATAATAACAAATGATTCAGACCATTGGAGTTACTCTAAGTGGAAAACAACAGTTAAAGATATGCTAACTAAATTTGATTCCTTTGCTTGTAATATTCCTTTTACCTGTTCTTTAGAGCATGGATTAAATACTAAAAAGAAAATGGAAAGAGAAATGGATGCAGAAGGTATGAACTATGCATCTTTTTTAATGGAGTATTGTGCAGTGTTCTTCAATGAAGCAGATGACGCTTTCTTTAAATCTTCTATTATAAATCCTTGTAGAGATACACTCGATGTATTTTATCCTCCTACAGCGGAAGAATGGATAGCAGAGAGAAAAAAGAAGAAATCCGAACAATCATGGTATATGCCTAGAGTTAACGGCGAGATAAGAATTATGGCTTGTGATATCGCCTTAGCTAAAGGTGTGGCAAACGATAACTCCAGCTTCTTATTAATGAGAATGATACCTGATAGAGGTAAGTTTAAACGCCATGTTGTATATATGGAAGCACACAATGGTATGGCAGCTAAACAACAGGCTATAAGAATAAAACAATTATTCTATGATTTCGGGGCAGATAAACTTATTATAGATACAACTGGTGTTGGAGAAGCAGTTTGGGAATTTGTCAGAGAAAGTAACTATGATGAAGAGAGGGGAGTCAGATATGATGGATTTACTTGTTTTAATGAAGATAATAGAGTCGATGATTTATCTAAAAGAACTGGCTTGCCTTTTGTTTATTCAATGCAACCTAACAGCGAAGTTAACAGTAGAATAGCAGTAAGTGTAAGAAAATTATTAGCAGATAAAGATTTAATACTTCCTATGAATGATAGAGAAGCAAAAATATTAGTAACTGAAAAAGTGGCTAGTTTGGATTTAGATTTAGAAGAGGCGGCTTATAGAGAAGCTAGATACCTTGCTCCGTTTGTTCAAACAACTATTATGGTTAATGAAATGATAAGTTTGAACCATGAAAGTAAAGAAGGGAAAATAAAACTTTTTGAAAGAGGGGCAAATCGAAAAGATAGATATTCTTCATTAGGATATGCCGTATTCTTGAGTAATTTAATCGCACAAGAAGAAGGCTTTGGTGATGACGATGATGATATCTTATTTTTCGTATAACGAGGTGAGGATATGGAATTAAATAAAGTTTATTGTATGGATAATTTAGAACTGTTAGAGCAGCTACCCACTGGCTCTATCGACCTTATATATTGCGATATTCTTTATAACACAGGTAAAAATTTTAAAGATTATAATGATAATTTAGGAACGGTAACACAGGCTATGAAGTGGTATCGACCAAGATTATTTCAGATGAAAAGAGTTCTTAAAAGTACAGGATTAATTTATCTTCAATGTGATTATAGATTAGTTCATTATTTAAAGGTGGATATGGATTGCATCTTTGGAATTAATAATTTCAGAAATGATATTATTTGGAATTACGGAGGGCAATCTAGGAGTAAAGATATAAGTTGTAAACATGACAATATATTAAGATATTCTAATGGAGACAAGTATGTTTATAACACACAATATCAGCCTTATACTGAAAGAACACTAAAAGAATTTAGGCATAGAAACGAAAAAGGAGAATTATGTGTTCGTACTTGTAGAAGAGACAAAGATGGTAATAAAGTTTATTATTATACTCCTAAGAAAGAAGGGGCTAATATAACCGATGTATGGGATATTAAACCTTTATCTCCTTCAAGCAAAGAGAGATCAGGATATGACACTCAAAAACCTAAAGAGTTATTAGAGAGAATAATTAAGTCATCTTCTAATGAAGGAGATGTAGTTGCCGATTTCTTCTGTGGTAGTGGTACAAGTTTAGTTGTAGCTAAAGAATTGGGCAGAAATTATATAGGATGCGACTTAAACTCTAAAGCAGTAGAAATAACAAATAAAAGGTTAGAATTAATATAAAAGAAAGGATTAGTTATTATTATGCAGAATAAGAAAAGAATAATTTATGAAATATATTTTCCAGCATTCTGTAGGGACTTTCAAGATTTAGCAAATAAAATACCATACTTTGTAGAATTAGGAGTTACCACTTTATGGTTAACCCCTATATTCCCAAGTCCAACAGAGCATGGATATGACATTATCAATCATTTTGACATTAAAAAAGAATATGGTAGTTTTAGAGATTTTGATAATTTTATTGAGAAAGCACATGAGAATGGGTTAGAAGTTTTATTAGACTTAGTATTATGTCACACAAGTTCAGAACATTTAATGTTTAAAGAATCTATTCAAGGTAAAAACGATTGTTACTTTTGGAGCAACTATAAATTAGATGACGCTTGGAAAATTTGTAATGAGAATAAACAGTATTATCTAGCCAAATGGTACTATACAATGCCTCAACTGAATAATCAATCAGCACAAGTCAGAACTTTAATAAAGGTATTAATAAAGTTTTGGTTGGTAGAGCATAAGGTAGACGGGTTTAGACTTGATGCAATTAAATATGCTAGTGGTGACCCAATAGAATTTTGGAAGTGGTTTTGTAAAGAAGTTTATAAAATAAAACCAAATGCTTATCTAGTTGGTGAGTGTTGGGAAGAATTTGAAATAAGTAATAAATATGCTATAGAAACAGGAATGAAAACATTTAATTTTGAACAAGCTGGTTGGATGAAAAATAAAATATTACACAATAGCAGGTATGAAGTTAGAAATGATATAAATAATGCAGTTATTTTCCTAGACAATCATGATATGACTAGAATATCTGTTGATTGTAATTTTAACGTAGATAAAATTAAAAACTTACTAAAATTAATGTTTATGTTTAATCACAACGATATATGTATATATTATGGAACTGAAATTGGAATGGGCGTTCCTAATGGCTATGTGCATTGTGGAGGTCATGGAGATTTTCACTCAAGAACAAAAATGAACTGGTATGAAGTAGAAAGACAGAGAAAAGACCCAAATAGCATATTTAATTATATCAAAAAATTAATACATGAATATAAAAGTAAGTAGGAGCTGATGATTTAGATAGTTTACAAGTATTAATATGGTTTGAAAATAGACGTAAAAATGATATGGCGTAGAAAGAAAGATTAAATTCAATGTAAGGAGTTGATATATTTGAGTGAAGATGTAAAAAAAGAAAATATTGATTCTTATGATGCTTATGATTTTTCCGAAGATTTATTATATAGCTTGAAGACTTATAATTCCCAAATTTCAACAATAAGGGATAATAGTGTAAAAGTTAAAAATAATATAAGAAAAATGTTAAGTAATCAAACAAATAATCAATATACAGAAACAGAACTTCAAAAAATAGGAGATATGCTTACTAAAAAGAATGGTCAGTTAAAGGAATTAATTACCTATAAATCTAATTTACTTACTTATGACCACTATATAATGCCATTAGATGCTAGTAAGTATAAAACAGAAGAAAGTATAAAAGAAGCTAGAAGAAAAGCTTCAAAACAAGTGGAAAAATACAATCTAAAATATAACTGCAAATGGATTGCACAGGATATTATAGAATATGGAGAAATTTATTTAGCTTTAGTTAAAGGTAAAAATAATTACTTATTTTTTAAATTCCCTAGAGAGATGTGTATGATAACTCAAAAGACTGGTAATATGGTCTCTAAATTTGCTATAAATTTAGGATATTTAAATTCTACTAATTATTATACGTTCCCACAAGATATACAAAATTTATACTGGGATTATCAAGAGGGTAGATTGGATAAAAGAAGAATTATAAAAAAATCATGGTATCAAATGACAGAAGTTACTTATATGGCTTTTACATTAGATGAATGGCAAGAAAAAGGTACTCCGTATTATTCTTATTTATTTGATAGTTTAGCATCACTAGAAGAATTATCAGATTTAGTTAATTTAAATGCTTATATAGATAGTTTTAGATTATTACATCAAAAACCTGAGCTTGACGATAGAGGTCAGTTAAAAATGGAAAGAAAGAAAATATTAAACTACCATAATTCATTAAAGAGCTTAGTTCCTTATGGTTATTGTACTTTAACTTCTCCTTTAGATTTAAAATTAATATCTAGCGATGGAAATAGTTCTAGTATACTTGATGCCAAAGAAAAGACAAAAACAACTATATATGATTCTAGTGGTGTAAATGACAACTTATTCAATGGTAATACAACCAATACAGAAGCAGTAAGTATAGGATTTACAATAGATACTTTAATGCCTTTAAGAATACAAAAGGAGATAGAAAACTGGGTTAATGACCATATGCGAAGCGTTAGAGCTACTTCAAATTGGTTCTTAGAATTTATACCTACTAACGAATATAATCAAGGATTGGAAGCAGAAAGACAAAGAAATGCTTTAACTGTTTATTCTCCTAAATGGAAATATTTAGGTACTATAGGACTAACTCCTTTAAGAGCATTAAGTACTATAGAATCGGAAGAATTAGAAGATATAGCATCTAAAATGTTACCATTATCAACTGCATATACTCAAGTTGGCAATGAAGTGGGTGGCAGACCTAGTAAAGCAGAAACAGGAGAATCTAATGCTGAAAATAGTAGTACAAATCCAAATGAATAGGTGAGAATATGGAAGAAAGGTATAAATTATATCAAGGCGATTGTTTAGACATTATAAACAATATTGAAGTGGTTGATTGTATTATAACTGATATCCCGTACAATATATCTAAGAAAAACAATTTTAAAACTATGAAAGATAGGACGGGTAGAAATGGTATAGATTTTGGAGAATGGGATAAAGGGTTTGAAGAAGAAAATTTAATACAATTTATCCCATTAATAAAATCGGGCGGTAGTTTTATATTATTTCATTCGTTTGAACAATTTGGTAAGTTGAAAGAAATATTTGAAAATAATGGTTTAATGCTTAAAGATAAATTAATATGGGAGAAAACAAATCCTATGCCTAGAAATAGGGATAGGAGATATATAAGTAATATTGAAATATTATCATGGTATGTTAAACCAAAAAATAAATGGACTTTTAATAGGCAAAATGGAAAATATGAAAGTAGCGTTTTAAAATATCCTTCTGAATCTGGAGGAGGATTTAGAAGATATCACCCAACTCAAAAAAATTTAAAAATGATAGAGTATTTAATTAAAATTCACACAAATGAAAATGATGTTGTATTAGACCCATTTATGGGAAGTGGCACTACTGGAGTAGCTTGTATGAATTTAAATAGAAGATTTATGGGGATTGAATTAGATGAAAGTTATTTTAATATAGCTAAAAATAGAATTGAAGAAGCATTAATAGACAAAGGTGATAAAGATGAGTGATTTTAAACTAACTCCTTGTTCTCTAGGAGAAATTAAAGACGATATACCATATAAAATTCCTTCCAATATAAAACTATTAGGAGCAGAATCATTTTGGGATAAAGGAATTTATGGTAAAGGTATAACTGTAGCTATATTAGATACAGGAGTAGATGCAGACCATGTATGTTTAAAAGACAGAATAATTGGTGGTAAAAACTTTACAAGCGAAGGCAAAGAAGATGATTTTACTGATTGGAATGGTCACGGAACTCATGTAGCAGGTATTATAGCAGGTAATAGAGCTGAAAAAGGAATTACTGGAGTTGCACCTGAATGTAATTTATTAATAGTAAAAGTTTTAGATAGAGTTGGTGACGGTGCATTTCCTAGTATAGTAAAAGGATTAGAATATGCTATTGAACAAAATGTAGATATTATAAACATGTCTTTAGGTGGTAAAGCAAATGACGATTCTTTACACGACACTATTAAAAAGGCAGTAGGCAAAGGTATATGTATTTGTTGTGCTAGTGGAAACAATGGAGACGGAAGTGCAGATACAGATGAGATTAATTTTCCCGGAAATTATCATGAAGTAATAGAAGTTGGAGCAGTGGATAGAGATAATAATATTGCAAAATTCAGTAATACAAATTCGGAAATAGATATTGTATCATATGGTGTCAATATAATGTCAACTTATAAGAATAATAGATATGCAACGACAAGTGGCACTTCTCAGGCTACTCCACACGTTTCAGGAGCGTTAGCATTGATTAAAGAAGATTTTGTTAAAACTTATGGCAGAAAGCCAACTGAAAGTGAATTGTGGGCAAGACTTGTCAAATGTACTAATTTCCTCAATGATATAGATACGAAGGCACAAGGAAACGGTGTTTTATACTTAGGAAATGGATGTGAATAATATGGGAAAATATATAATTGCAGATACAAGAGATAAGGCAGAAAAGCTAAAACGAATAGGTTTTGAATGTATCGCAATACAAGAAATAGGTAAGGAAACACATTATGTGTTTGAAAATTCAGATAAATATTTACTTTTTTCAAATGATGAAAAGAGCGAATATATAATAAGTGATGAATTATATATGTGTTTTTAATTCTTATAGAAAGGAGGAAATCCTTTGATAATTAGAATACCATGTTCTATGACTTTAGAAGAAAATTTCTTAAACTTTTCAGAAAATAATGAATCAAATCCAAGTGTTAAAATGCAAATCTTACATGAAGGAGTTAATCCAAAAGGAACAAGTTTTTCAAAAGAAGCAATAGAAGAAGCTAAGGCATCAATATATGATAAACCAATATTAGCATATGTTAAATATGATGAAAATGGTGAACCTTTAGACTTTGGAGAACATGAAATGATACTTGTTCCAAAAGTTGTCAATGGTAAAAGAAGTTATGAGATTAAATATATAGAACAACCTATAGGAACTTTTTCTCAAAACTTTGACCTTTCTTACGAAAAAGGTGAAAACGGAAAAGAGTATCTTACTGCTACAGGTACTATATGGAACAGATACTGCAAAGATGCTTATAATCTTCTTAAAGAAGGAGATAAATCTGTAAGTATGGAAATCAATATACTCGAAAGTGAAAAAGATAAATATAGCGGAGTTTTAAATATATCTAAGTTTGAATTTTTAGGAGTTACTATATTAGGTGACGATTATGCTCCGGGAATAGATGGTGCTAATGCAACTCTTGAATTTACAAGAATAAAAACTGAAAAAGATTTAATTAATTTTTTAAATAATATAGAACAAAATGTGAAAGGAGACGAAAGTATGGATAACACTAACAAATATTCTCTTTCTAATAGAAGTATGGCGTTACAAATAAGAGAACAATTAAGTAATAGACTAATAGAAAAACAATACTCTTGGGGAGAAACATATCAAACTAGAGAGTTTTACTATGTAGATACTATACCCGATGATTCTGTAGTAGTAGTTCAAGGAAACGATGGCTATAAATACTATGGCGTTCCTTATTCTGTAAAAGAAGATACTCTTACTTTAGACTTTGATAATAAAAAAGAATATATAAGTGAGTGGAGAGAGAAAAAAGTTGATGAATCTGCTAATTTTGCCTTAGATGAAGAAGATGCTAAAGAAATGGCAGAACTTACTTTTAATGCAGAAGTGGAAAAGGTTGGTCAAGAAGCCAAAACAGTTGTCGACACTTTTAAAAATGATTTAGACGGTGTCAATAAAGAATTAGAAGAAACTAAAGAAGCATTAAAAAATGCTAATGAAACTGTATTCTCTTTAGGAGAAGAAGTTAAGGAATTAAAAGCTAAAGAGGCTCAAGCAGAACAAGAAAAACTTGTAGAAAAGGTTGAAGAAGTTCTAGCTAAATTCTCATTTGACGAAGAAGAAACTAAAGAAATGAAAGAACAATGTTTAAATGGAGAATTTAATGTAGAAGAATTAAGTAATAAATTATTTACATTATATGGCAAAAAAGCATTTGAAAATATGCAAAATAAACAACCTAAAGAACCAGAACAAGAGCCTAGTTTACACGTGCCAACTAAGGGAAATACTCATATTCCTTATGATGGTATATTTGAAAATTTATAAAATTAAAAGGAGTGAATAAGTGTGATAAGAACAGTTATGAGAGCAATAATGAGAAAAGATAGACAACCATATCCAAATCCTATAAATGGTATATGCGAACAAGTATTAGAAAATGGTATGGTAGTCGGTGTTAAAAGTTTTGCTGAAAATGGAGAAAGAGAACTTTACAAAGTTGGTCAATTCGCAGAAGGAGATTTAGCGGCTATAGTTGATTGTTCTGTTTTGATGTATGATAATCAAATGGATGAAAGAGACTTCCAACTATTAGCAGGTGAAAGAGGTAGATTTGAATATTTAGGACATGGAGATGTTTACACAATATCTAACGCTTTCTTACCAGAAGGATTGGTAGTAGGAGATAAATTAGCTCCTGATACTGCAAATTTAGGAAAATATGTTAAAGATGCCGATAATGGTATATTCTTAGTTAGAAGAGTAGGTATAGACTTTGAAGGACAACCTTCAACTATGATAGAAGTATGTTTACACGCATAAGAAAATAAAGAAAAGAAAGGATGATTATAGTGGAAAAAAGAAGTCAAGTTGCTCAAATGGCAATAGATATATTAGACGGAAACCCTGATACATACGATTTAAATACTGCTGAAGATAAATTAAGAAAATTAGTATTAAACGAAATGGGTGGAACTTGGGATTATTATACTTTCCAAGATAACAAATATAAAGTATTCGCAATATTATCAGAAATATTAACTGAAAGTACTTCTCGTGTTTTAAGAGAGGTATTCGAACCATTCTGTGAATTCAGAGATTTTGAATTAGGAGATACTGTTGAATTTACAGTAGAAGACGATAGATTATTTGAAGTATCTGTAGTTGCAACAGATAATAACAACCTATTAAGACAAAAATTAATGAATAGAAAAGTTCCTATGACTGCTAGTGAATTAGGTGTAAAAATCTACGCTCCATTTACTGCTTGGTTAGCAGGAAGAATAGATTTAGCAAAATTAGTAGATAGAGTTCAAAAATCTACTCAACAAGATATGGTTAGAAGAATAGGTAACGCTTTTGTTAGTGCTTATGGTCAATGTCATGCTAACTTAGTTGAAAGTGGTACAGTAACTAGAGATGCTTTATCTTTATTATGTGCTAAAGTAGACGGTTTAGGATTAGGAGACCCAGTTATATACGGTACTAAAACTGCATTAGCTAAAATACCTGCATTAGAAGGATTCGTTTTAGACGGAGAAGATTTAAGAAACAATGGTTACTTAAAAATGTTCGAAGGTATGAAATGTGTAGAATTAAAAAATACATTCAATAAAGAAACTGGTAAATTTGGTTTAGGTGACGATGAACATCTATACATAGTTCCAAGTGGAATGACTAAACCTATAATGGTTGGTTTTGAAGGAAAAGCATTTGTACTAGAAGATAAATCTGGTGCTAGAAACGACAGAGAAATCGAATATCTATTCACTAGAAGAGTGCATATAGGTGTTGTAAAAGCAGTTAACTTCGGTAGATATGATATAGCTTAGTAAATATAAATAGGGAGATGATAGTAAATGGCAACTAAAAAAGTAGAGGAAAAGGTTAATTTAGGGAAGGAAACAGTTGAAGAAACAAAGAAAGCAAGAAAAAGAACAAGAGCAGAAATGATAAGAGAATTAAAAAGAGAAGCATCTAAAATAGACATTGAAGTAATGAATTTAACCAATGGCTCATTTATTTATGAAAATGGTTATGATTCTATAAGAATGAATGAACCCGGAGAAACAGCCATAGTAGGATTAGATTTATTATTAAAAATGAAAAATTCTCCAACTATGAGAAAATTATTTTTATCAATAGTAGATATATATAGTGATGAATATGAATTAAAAGATGTGCTTGATATATTAGATTTAACTAAAATATATAACGACAAAGTTCTTACTTTGGATTACTTAGACGAGGTATTAGAAAATAGTGCTGTTGATGAATTTGTGGGAATACTTGAAAACGAATCCCCTGAATTAGCTAAAAGATTGTGCCAAAGAGCAGTTTATTTAGCTCACTTAAATGAATTTGATTCTATGGGTAAGCGTTCTGCAATCGAAAGTAAATTTAATAATGCTTATATATTTAAATCAAATTAGAAGGTGTTAATATGAGTACTCCAATAGAGAAGATATTTGTTGTTTTTTTAAACCAAGTTGAAGATGACGGACTGGCTTTAGCACCTGAAGAAATACAAATGAAAACAATGACCAGATATCTTCGTGGAGCGACTATAAAATTCGACACTTGTGAAAAGGATTTAACTATCGTTTCCGAAGATGATGGAGTTTCAGGTTATATTAAAGCTGATCTAACTGAAAGAGAAATAGAAATTCTTGCTTTGGGTATGGTATGTAGATGGCTACAAAGAATTGTAAATAGTGAAGATAATTTAAGGAATATTATTACAGACCACGATTTTAAGAAAACTTCAAATGCCAATTTATTAAAAAATTTAATGACATTGAAGAAGCTTCACGAAGAGGATTTTCGAAAAATGAAAGTCGATTACACTTACGAAGGGCATTATGGTTTTGAGTAAGTTTTTAGATGAATACAAAACTTTTACTTTACGTGGTCAAAATAATAAAAGAGAAAAATTAAGGGCAACGGCTAAACTAACATTCGAAAAAATGCTATACAGGTCACCCACAGTAATAGATATACAAGTAACAGATGTCGATGAAGTGCTTATAACAGAAAATACAAAAACTGTTATGGCAGTAGTTAATAATATAACAGACAATGACCAAACATCATTAGATGAAAAAGAAATATATTTCCCTGTTGACACCAATGTCGATATAGGGTGCTATTGTTTCTTTGATAATTGTTATTGGTTAATTATATTTAAAGAGCATCATGAAATGGGTGCTTATTTACATTTTGTAGCTAGAAGATGTAATCAAATTATTAATTATGCTTATAATGGCATAGTATATCCTATCCCAGTTTCTATATTAAACCTAACAATGTATAGCGATGGTGTTAACCAAACTAGATATGTAGATATAGGAGATGCTAAAAGGCATATATTCATAGGCTCAAATCCAATTACAAGAACATTTGATACTGGAACAAGAGTAATGTTAACTAGAAAAACAGTATTTAGAGTTACACATATAAATGATTTTGAATTTAATGGTAGATATAGTGGTGCTGACGGATTGATAAAAGCACTAACTCAACAAACGGTTCGCATTTTAGAAGATGATTGCGAAAATAAAATAGCCTACAATATAGTAGGAGAAAAAAAGGTTGAGGAAGATAATAACGTGATGGGATTAGATTACATTTATCTAGGCGAAGAAAATGAATACAATGTCGACACAGATAAAGAAATAGAATTTATACTAGATACAGATTATTCAAACACAAGTATTATAAAACAAGAAAATAATAAATGTACTATTAAACAATCATCTAATATTGAATCAATAGGTGATAACATTATGCTTATTGCTAGAGATAAAAAAACAAAAGAAACAATAGATATGTTTGTTATTACTGTGAGAGGTGTTTAAGATGATAGAACAATTTCCAAATAAATATTTGATTAAACTCTCAAATGAAATAATGTTAGATGATAAAATAAATAAATTGATATATTATAATAATGAAAAAGAAAGAGACATATATAAGCTTGAGGATTTAGAAAATCCAATTAAAAAACTTAAAGAGAAAAAAGTATTTATAAATAAAAAGGCTCCGGAAGTAATGAAGGAATCAGATGTTTCTTTATTTGTTAATATATATAGAGACTTTCCTTATACAGGAGTATATAGACAAAGCAATAAAATACAGCAATTTAAGTTTGAAGTTGGCGTATTATGTCATAAAGATTGTAGATTTACATTAAATGGTTTGAGAGATATTTTAATATATAAGGGAATAGAACAAATGCTTAGAGAAAATAAAAATTTAAAAGCTATTGGATTCCCAACATTAGAACAAACTTACCCAATGTATAATATTCCTAGTGACTATATAGGATATATGTCTGTATATAGACTTGAATATTTTGAAGGTATGTAATGTATTTTACTAAAGAATATGTTACAGGTATTCCTTTAGACTTAAAAAAATATACATTGGGAATCATAAAACAACCAATCGTAGATTATTTTATGTATGATTATGATTTCATAGATTTTATAAAACCATATTATATGGGGTTGTCCTTATCGTATGATGAAGTATGTGAAGAAAGTAAACTTTTCTTCACTATTTTTTTGGAAATGATGAATAAATCAAAGAAGATATTAAATGACTTTTATAGAGGATTAACTTTATTATACGATACATCTCTTGAGGATATGGGATTTTTTCAAGACGAAGAAAAAAGGTATATTCTTAGAATAGACGAAAAAGGTAGTAGAAAAGAAAATAAAGACGGAATAGGAAATCCGATAGCATTTATTACTGATGAAAATTTTGTTATTCTTTGTAAAATAATTTTAGAAATGAGTCATTTTGAAGAACCCCAAAAGCCAACAGAGCTAAAGGGAGACCCTGAACTTGTTAAAAGATTTAAGCAAAAACAAAGAGAATATTATCAAAAAAGGAAAGTTGATAATAGTATTCTTTTTGAAAATGTTGTCAGAGAAGTTATGTATTTTAGGAATATTAATTCTTATGAAGAAATGAGAAATAAAACTATATGGTGGCTAAGAGATTGTTATTCTGTCGAGGCTTTAAGAAGCTCTGAACAGAAACAATGGCAAATGGCAAGTGGTGGAAAATATAGCCCTAAAAAAATAAAATCTTGGCAAAAAATAACTAAATTAAAAAAATAGAAAGGATGAATGATTATGGGATATGCGATAAAAAGTGCTTGTGACTTAACTTTAACAAATTTGGCTAATGCTGAAGACACTACTACTATAGATTTCCTTAATAGTTTTAATATAACTACTGAATCAGAAAACTTTGAAGCTTATAAAAGAGGGGACTTATGTATAACTATAGCAGGTCAAAGAAAAGGAACATTACAAATGGATGCCCAAGTTATAGACGACTTCTTCTTAGCTCAAATGCTTGGTGGAGAAATAACTGGGACTAAAATACAAGTTAAAGGTACTATACCAAGTAAATATTATAAAATGGAAGGTACATTTGAAGTTGTTAATGAAGATGGTAGTACAGAAATTAAATCAATAAAATTCAGTAAGGCAAAAGCACAGCCTAATGCTGACTTAACAATTTCAGCACAAGAAATATCAGACTTTAGTTTAACTTGGGACATATTAGTTGATGACCAAGACTTAATATTAGAAATAGACAAAAAAGTTGGGCAATAATTTATAGCGTCAGCAGATTAAGTTCTGTTGACGCATTTTTTTTTACCTATTTTTAGAAGGGAGAATAAACAAAATGAAAGTAAGCGATTTTAAATTAGAAAAAGTGAGAAAAGAGTTTGTAGTAGAAATTAACGGGGAATTAGAAAAAGTAACGGTTTATAATATATTAAATGAGGAAAGAGAAGAAATAAGATTACAATTAGAGGATATTATAGAAGGGAAAACTGAACATACTTTAGATGCAGAAGATATAGAAGATATATACAATATATTATTCCCTGTATGTACGAATATAGAAGTTGATGAAAATATTATAGGGGCGTTAAATAATCCTAATAAAGATATGATTTTAGTATTAAACGAAGTAAGAGAAATATTAGATGAAATATACCTAGAAGTATTATTGAACCAGTCTCAGCAATTAACCGAATTAGAAAAAGGATTAATATTGAAAAGAAATTTATTAAAGGGAGAGAAAATAGAACTTTTAACTAAAGATTGTGAAAAGTTAAAGAAAGAAATAGAGGAAATTAAAAAAGAAGGCGAACAAGATGATATTTGATAATTTAGATCAGGTTGTCGCCCATATAGAAAGAATAGTTGCCGATGAGTTAGACAGTGTAGGAGAAAAAATGGAAGAAATCATGAATGAAGTCCTTATGCAAGAAACAGGATATGATGAGAGAGTCCCAAATATGTACGAAAGAAGTGGAGATTTTAAAAATATAGTTACTTCTGAACAAGTTAGCCATATGGAAATAGATGGGGTATTCCAAGATAATGGTGGATGGGTAGATAAGCATGGCGCACATTATTTCCCATTGAACCGTTGGGAAGAAGGTACAGTTTGGGCTCCGGGATATAGAGATGATAATCCTGTTTATTATCCGGCAACCAACGTAGTTGATAATTCAAAAACAGCTATAGATGTTATGATTCCTACGGAGTTAAAAGAAAGACTTTTAGCTAGGGGTCTTAGAGTAGTATAAAAAATTAAATTACCACTTCGTATAGGTGGTAATTCTTATGCGTATTAAAGGTGGTGAATTTAATTGGCTGATGATATAAGAATTAGAGTCTATCCAACCGTTGATAAAGGACAGTCAGCATCAGAGTTATCGAAAGTTATAGCAGATTTAGAAAAAAATGCTAAGAAAATAAAGGTTGGAATAGATGACAAAGAATTGCTTACACAAATCGAAAAACTTAAAGAACAAATAAATAGCTTGACTAAGGGTTCAAATACAAAAGGCAATTCTAAAATGTTTCAAGGCGAAGCAAAAAGTGCAAAAGAATTAGTCGCAGAATATAAAAAGTTAATATCTGAAAAAGATAAACTTGAAAAGAAAATGTCTAAACAAACATATCAAGGACAGGCTTATAAAGCTTTATCTAAAGATTTAACAAAAGTTAATAAAGATATTGAATCAGTTGGTAGTAAAATTGATGCTTTAAATAAAAAGAATATTAAATCCGACATTACTTCTAGTTTAAATTCTTCATTTGAATCAACAATTAAAAAGGTAACTGAATTAGGAACTTCTATCGAAAATGCTTTAGGAAAGCGTAAACTTGCAGGCAATCAGGTAGCGGATATTAAGACTTTACAAAATCAAGTTGAAAAGTTTAAACAAGAAGCGAATCTTGAGAATATACTGAAAGCAGATAAGCCATATGCCGAAATGTCTAAGTTAATCACTAAGGCAGATGAACTTTCTAGGTCTTTTAAGAAACTAGAGTTATCAGATAATCTAGCTAGAAGTATAAGAAAAGCAGAAGCCGATACAAGTATTCTTCAAAATAAAATTAAATCTCTATATACAAAAGGGTATGGAGATAACAATGCTATTGATAAATTATTTACTAGAGCAAAAGAATTAAGCAATATTAATATAAGAGTCAATGGCAAGACAGCAGAAGCAGATTTAATTAATCTTAATAATAAAATAAAAGATTTAGATACTGATTACAATAAATTGGTAGCAGATATGCAAAGAAATAAAAAAATGGATGTTTTCAAAATAAATGTATCTGCATCAATGAAACAATTAGAAGAATTAAGAACTAAATTTACAAGCTTAGGTAAAGACACATCTCAAATAGATTCTTTAAAAGCTAAATTAGAAGGATTAAATAAATTAACTTTTGCACAGGCACAAGAAGAATTTTCTAAAATAAAAACTCGAATAAGTGAAGTATCAGGAGAAATACCAAAGGCTACTTCTGCTATGAATCAATTTAATAAGTTGATGAATGAAAGAGCTTCTTTAGAAAAACAAATGTCTAAGACTACAAATAATCAATCTTATGCAGTTTTAAATAAGCAGTTAGATGAAAATTTAGTTAAGATTAGGAACGTATCTAAAGAGTTAGATGTATTAAAGAATAAGAATTTTGAACCAAATATAACTAAAAGTTTGGCAGCAACATTTAATCAATTACAAGATTCTGCAACTAAAACATCTCAAACTATAGACAATATGTTCAAAAATAAGAATCTAACAGAAGGGCAAATCTCTCAATTAGAAGCTTTAAGAAAAGAAATGGATAGGATTAAGGGTACGAAATTAGATAATATTCTAAACGTATCTAATTCTCATGAGATAATATCTACACTTTTATCTGACTTACAAAATGTAAAGAATCTAGCGAAAAGTATAGAGATAAATGGTAACTTTAATTTAAGACTTGAGACTGCATATAAAAAAGTAGCAGATATTGGGTCAAAGATTGCCGATTTAAAGAATAAAGGATTTACTGGTAGTCCTCAAATGGTCGCAGATATTGATAAGGTAGTAGCATCTTATGAAAAATTAAAAAATGTAAAAATAAATATTAATTCTGATACTGCGGTTTCAGAGTTAATGGAACTTAATCGTTCAATAGAAAAGACAGAATCAGAAATTCAAAGATTAAATAGTGTTGCTAAAGCAAATAAGCAATCTTTTAAGATTGATGCGGGTATAAGTGAATCTTTAAATAGATTGGAAGAATACAAACGTGTTATACAAACACTAGGAGAGAATACTGCTCCTGTTCTTGCTTTAGAACAAAAATTATTAAATCTACTTGAATTACCTTATGATGAGGCATCTACAAGATTAAGCCAAGTAAATAAAGAAATCAATAAAATGATTCAAAATACAACTGGTATTAAATCTCAAACAGATGCTTTAAATGCCTTTAATAAGGCAATAACACAAAGAGATGCTTTGATTAAGCAACTTGGAAAAACTCCTGTTGGGACAGAAACTTTTAAAGCTTTAGAATCAGAACTAGGTGTTGTTGAAGGTAAAATAAATACTATAGCTAAATTGCTCCCTAATATAAAAATTACTGGAACTTCAACAGAAACAACTAAAGAATTTGCAAAATCTTTTGATAACGTACAAAAATCATTAACTAGTGCAGAAACTAAATTAAATGAATTTGGTAGCAAAACTAATCTTACAAAAGGACAACTGCAAGAATTACAAAGTTTAATGATTCAATTAGGAAATCTTAAATTAACTAAATTTGGAGATATTTTAAGCAGTTCAGTTCCTTATAATGAAATGACTAAATTAATACAAAGTACAAGAGAATTAGAAAATGCTTTATCTAATTTAGGCAAAAATATTAATTTTACAGGAAAACTTGATAGTCAGTTTAATACTGCTATTAGTAAATTTAAGACTTTACAGTCTCAAATGGACTCCTTTAAAGTTACTAAGATGTTCGGAGATACAACTCAATTAGATAGATTAATCCAAAAAGCAGATACATTATCTAAGACTAAAATAGATTTAGATTCAGAAGCAGCAGAAGCAGACATTCAAGACTTAATAAGATTAGCAAATGAATTAGAAAATGAATTTAAGCAAGTTAAAGAAGTTTCTAAAATTAATGAGGGCAATTTTAATTTAGAGACTGCTCTTAAAAATGCGAATGCAACATTAGACCAACTACAAAGAAAATATCAAGCTATGGGTAAAGATGTTACACCTATAACTAATTTAAGAAATCAATTAAATGGGTTAAATGGGGTCTCTTTAAAAGAAGCAGATGCTCAAATTAGAAGTGTTACAAGTGAAGCAAGACTTTTAGATAAGGCACTTAGACAAACTTCAAATTCTTCTAAACAAATGTCTTCAGCAGTAGCTACTTCTGCAAAGAAAACAAGTTCATTTGTTACTAATTTATACTCTACATTATCTACTTATTCATTAGGTAATATTTTAGGTATGCAAATAACTAAAGGTATCTATGCAATAAAAGAAACCATTGTAGATTTAGATAGTGCTTTTAGGGATATGGAAAAAGTTGCTCCTGCTAGTTTTACAGGAACAAAAGAAGAGTTACAAGAAGTTAAGGAATTAGCGTTCCAAACAGGACAAGATGTTGCTAGAAGTTCTGTTGATATTATTAATTCAACTGCGTCAGCCTTCCAATTAGGTATAGACAATGTTAAACAAGCGATGGAATATGCAAAAGATGTAAATATGTATGCAAATGTCGCAGATATAAATGAGGAAACTTCTGATAAATATTTAAAAACTATCGCATCAGCTTATGGTGGCGTAACAAAATCATTAGAACCTATGACTAAGAAGGTTAAAGGGGCTAGTGATTCTTATAATATGTTAACTGATTATATGGATCAGGCAAACTATGCGGGTGAATGTAAACTAATCGCCCAGTAATACAAGCGATTGTATTATTTTA